CGAGCAGAACCATCTGCCAAACATTGTTGTATATGATGTCGGCCTGTGCCAGCTTCGGAGCGATGTTGTAGATCTTCGTCCCGAATCCGCCATCAACCATCCATACATACTTCGCGATGGCCGCCGCAAAAAGACTCTTGCCGTTCTTCCTTGCCACAACCAAAATCGCTTCCCGGAACTGCCTCCGGCCATCTTCATTCACGATCCCGAACAGAGCGGACAGAAAACACTTCTGCCACAGCTCCAACTTCAGCGGGCCCGGTGCCAACTCCCCTTCCGTGTGGAAAGCATTCTCCTCAATCCAGTCAACTGCTGCATTCGCCTTCACCGGATCATAAAAGAACTCCTTCTTCTGGATGCCGTTGACCAGGTATTCCACCATCAGGTCTACCCAGCGCCCTACAGCAATCGATCCGTTCTTGATCTGCTGGTAATATGCTAAAATCCAATTATCTTTACTCTTTTTCTGCATATTTTTGCCGCTTCTCGACCCTTATCGGTGCGTTTCTCTCGGTTTACGTTTTTTGTACCTCCCCGCACCGGTGCCCTGTGGAGGGTGCCAGACGGGATGATGGGGGGCATCCCGCCCGGCGATCTATGAACACAAAAAGGATTTTTCAAAAATATTTTTCTTTGCGTGTTGCGCGGATCACAATGCACTCACCCGACCGAACTCATCGACCTCATATCTTTTTATTTGTGCCCCGTGTGCCTCGCCATGACACTTGCGGCATAGTGCCTCAAGGTTGTCGAAGGACAACGTGATCGACGGATCGTTGATGTTCGCTGGTGTGATGTGGATCTTATGGTGGATGATCTCTGCTGGTGAGATCCTGCCATTGGCAAGGCAGCGCTCACAGAGTCCACCGACTGCTGACCGGTAACCATCCCGGCAACGCTTCCATGCTTTGGATGAATAGAACTCCCGCGCGTAATCTTGCATAATCTCAAATGAAAAAAGCCAACCGCTTAGGTCAGCTCTTTGTTTTTATATTGCTCTCCAGTTTACTTTCCCCGATGTTCGATAATCGAGAACGTGTTCGATTGCATCAATCAATCTGTCTGCATGTTTATCAAGATGCTCTGTCGGAATTCGGATGATGTCCCAATCTTTTCCAAGAATCTGTTTGATCTCAAGATCTCGTTCGCTGTCGAATTTCTTCCGGCCTTTATGTCGGTCTCCGTCAATCTCCAGAATGATGTGATCATCTGGCAAAAGGAAGTCGACTTGATACTTTCCGACCTTCTGCTGTGGTCTTATCCTAAATCGATTATGAATCAGGATGATTGCCGCAATGATTTCGTATGAACTGTCGAACTTATTAAGATTCTCAAGATTGTATTCTTCCACAGTCTTGATTGCCTCTCGATACTTTTCAAAGATTATCTCCTGATGTTCCAGTTTATCCAGCGCCATTTCAAACATTCGCTTATGCTTAATCTGAATATATAGCCGGTTCTCTTCATATAGCTGCTTGCGATATTCTTCAAAGCATTTATCACAATAGCATCGCTGATACTTAGATAAAACCGGAACAGAGTAGATGCTATAAAATGTTCCGAGATTCTTTGTAATGTCTCTTGTCTTGGTAGCCTCCGCTCCGCATAGCCAACATTTGCCCATTACTTTGTGCGCCTCCACGCTTGGGCCTTCGGCCCACTATCATATTACAATAAAATCAACTCTCATTTACTCTCGTCTTTATAAATATTTTGCAAAAGTTCCATCGCTTCATTGTGCAAGCGGAACGTGTGCTGTTCTGAATAGCCCATTTGTTCTGCGACCTGATACCACTTCGGATGGTCAGTGCTGAGATAGTAGCGTTGAAGGATCTGCCTGTGCTCCGTCTTGTCCAGCTGCAAGATCATACTGACTGCTCGGTTGTACTTCTCGACCAAACCGGTCAGGTGATCCCGGATCTGCGTCTCAATCTCCTCGATCTTGGCGAAGGTCTCCGCCATCGGATCATCCGGAAGAGATACCTGGACATCGATCTTGTCGTACCGGATCGCGGAAGGAAGGAGAGAAGTCCGAAGCTCCTCCAGCATATCGCTCATGTGGTCAACCTCCATCCGCTCCATCCGGATAGATTGCAAAAATTCCTTTGCCGTCATGCCCGCACCTCCCTCTTGCCACGCTCATCATACATGGTCCGGTAGTCGTTCAGCTGGCGCTTCCCGCTTTGGATCATCCGAAACATATCGACATAGAGGAATGACGTGCGGAATCCAAACCGCTGATCCACAAGGCTGATGTGATGAGGATAAAAATCAAGGACGATGTGCGGAACGTATTCCTTGAGCACGGCGTTGTAGATCTCCACCACATCACCGACGCGCAACTGCTGCCTGACTTCTGCTTCAATTTCGCTTAATGTTTGAGACATTTCAACCTCCTCTCCAATTCTGTGGCATCTTCCTCACAGTCGATGTCGCAAGTGAAATCATTGATTGCTTCGTAGTTGAATAGGATCTGATTCGGCCGCGTACCGCAAACCGCTTGCCATACCTCCCAAGAGATCGGCTCCCTGTTGTAGATCCCGCGATCAGCATTGTCCTTGACGAAACGAACGGCGTCATTGAATCGCTTCGGATCTGCCACCTTGAATGCAAATGGTTCAGCGTGCAGTTTGATGTATTCCGGGGCGAATGGAGGAGCGCTGGCGAAGAACATCACGGATTCGGTCTGATATTCAACGATGGTCTTGATGGCAGCAGTCGAGTAGTAAACATCACCGAAGAGATAGCAGACCGGATCAGCCGAGAGACAGAACGCATCCACCCAGCGCGTCGAAGGATCTGCCGTGTCGAATGGATTGTTGTGATGGATCAGCTGCACTCCCAGACCAGCAAACAGATCATCATGCGTCGTGCTGATTGCGATGTCCCTGATGCCATGCTCCCGAAGCAGTCGGATCGTGTGCTCGATCACGGTCTCATCCAAGATCTTGATCAGCCATTTGTTGTAATAGTAGACGCCGCCGGCCATGATGATATAGGTCATTCGCTTCTCCCTTCTGCCGGACACATCGTACAAGGCTTACCGTCACCCGATCCCGGTGGATTGAATCTGCATAGGTCGCAAGGATTGTCCGGAAATACCGTTTTAACACCCTGTTCCTGCTGTTTATCACCTACAAAAGAGACATAGCCGCTTCTTCCTTCCTGCTTCTGCTTTTCTTCGTAAGCACGGATTTTTTCAACGGCTTCGGATGCCGACATCTTCATAAGAATCAAATCTGATTCTATGAATCCAAATATTTTCTTCATTTCATCATCACGATAACCGCCATATCTTGGGTGGGTCAGTTTTCTTGCCGCCGCCCAAGCATCGTCAAGTCCTTTCTGATACTGCACTTCGTCTTGACAACGCGCACCGTCCTCATATCCTTTCTGATATATTTTCTTCCCATCCTCTTGTGCGGTATGGTAGCCATCCCAATACCGCTTGTCTCTGTCAATGGAAACGCCTTGCTTTCTGCCATCTTCAAGCCCTTGCTGATAGGCTTTCTCACCATCAGATACAAAGTCTTTACCGTGTTGTCTGTAACCTTCTTCATATCCATAGTCATATCCTGCTTTATATCCCGCTTCGATTCCGTCCAGATAATAACCGTTTACTATATCAGTTAATACCTGCGTGTTCAGCGTTCTTTTTTTCGGTACTTTACCTTCTTGGATTAGTTTGTTACCTTTCCTCATCCTGCGTCCTCCTTGTATTGTTCTAGGTGTTTGTCGATGATTGCAAGGCACTCGTCAAGACAAACATTCCACTTTACCCACCAAGCATCTGGTGGATCGTTTTTTAATTCTATCCTGCGTTCTTTTTCTTCGATCTCCTGCCTTATCTCCTGCAATACCTCAATAGGCTCTTGTGTTAAGATTTCAAACGGATATGTGCACTGTCCGACTTTCCTACCAACAAAACATAAATCAACGGATATAATATCTTGCCTTTCTGGAATGTCTTTATCAGGTATTTCAATCATTATTTTTATTCCTTATCCTCGCTTTCTGCTAATGGACATTCTTCATGTTTGTAAGTCAGCACTTCATCGTCTGTTAAATTGTAAATATACCTAATGCCATTACAAAACGGACAAGTTATCCCCATATACGATTGTCTATCCATTACACATTCTTGTTTCACTGAATAGTTGTGAAACGCATTAAAACCGTGCATTTTTGCTAATGGGCAAAAAACGCATCCTTTTGGGGTATCTATTGTTAAAATTGATTTACTCATTCCTTATCCTCACTTTCCTGTGGCTCACTTTCCTCAAAATGCTCATAGATATGGTTTCCGTGTTTACAGAGAATATCATTCAAGTCAATCAGAATCCCCTCTATAACTTCCAACTGCGCGTTGATCTTATCTTTCTCTTGCATCAACTTCCTTTTTTCTCCGTTGAGCTGCAAATACTCTTGCGTAACCTTGTAATACATTCTGTCTTGTCTCATGCCTGTTCCTCGCTTTCTGATTTGTACCTGATACAATACATTCCCGAACCATCCATATATAAACTTGAACAATGTATGTCACAGTGTTTTACAATTTCGTTAAATTGCTTATCCGTAAATTTACCTCTGTAATGAAGTGATGTAGGGTATAGTCTTTTTGCGTGTTCTATAATGTTTTGACTAATGCTTTTCATACTTCCTCGCTTTCTGCTTTATATGGCTCTGGTATGTTTCTATACATCCATGCAATCACTTCACACTCATGATGGTTTAACATTGGTATATTTCCCCAGTCTGAATACGCACTATTTGGTGATTGAGGAAGATAGAATGTTTCAACAACCCAATTCTCTCTATCATCAATAAGTGAATGACAAGTACAATTTACATACTCAAATGCTTCTGGTAACTTCTCACTAACAGGAATCCACTTTGTCTGCTCCCTTAACTGCTTTAACTCTTTCAGCCATTCTGCAAGTTGTCTATGTTCTTTGGCACAAGTTAAACATCCTATGCTTGCACCTTCACTTTGACAGAGCAATTTACCTTCATTCTCTTTTTTCTCTGCTACTTCCTCTGCGTGTTTGATTGCTTCTTCAAGTGTCATTCCTTATCCTCACTTTCTGCCTCGTTATCAAACCACTTAAGCTTCTGCCCACAATGGCAACAATAAGGCTCTTCCCAATCTTTGTCACCCTCTTCAAATTCCCATCCGCAAATAGGACATTTGCCAAAATCATACACAATTTCATTTGTTCCATAGGCATAACCATCACCTTCGAGTTCTACTTGTTTAGACTCTTGCTCTAATGCTTTAATAGCCGTGTCCAACGCCGTGTGATACTCATTCAGAGTGTAGAATGTATGCTTAAATCCTTTTTCTTTGCATTCTTTGATTATTCTTGCGGCTTCTTCTCTTTCTTCTCTTGTCATTCTTCCTCTCCTTTCTCATCATCATCCACAACTATCTTGTGGAATCCGTGTAAGCCCTTGTTGCACATCCACCCTATACTGTTACTTTTCAGCCCCAGCCGCCGTGCGAGTAGTGCCGCCGATGTTTCGACTGCGATGGGAAGTTCGTACTTGTCGCTGGTGGTCTTCATGTAAAGGATCATCATGTCTTATTCTCCTTCCTGCACCTCTGGCAATCTCCCGGCTTGATCTCCGGTCTGCATCGCCAGCACCAGATGCCTCCGTCGTTGTTTGCGTGTGCCTTATTGCATGGTTTGTCTTTCATCACAACCTCCCCAGCGGACACTCGCTGCAAACTGCATCAATCATCGTCTCGCCTGTTGTTTCCTCATCGTATATAGCCGGATATTTGCAATACTTGTCGCAGATCTCCGAACAGATCTCCTCGATCTGCTGACTAATTGTCTTTTCTTCGTTCATCTCATTCCCTCCTTCACTTGTTCAAGATCCGCCACAATTCTTCCTGGCTCTTCATGACCGCAAGGAAGAACTCCTTCACGATCGGATTGTCATGCGTGGCCTTCGTCATGGCTTCGATGTCTGCGATCTCCTTGCGGCCTTGCTCCTCATCTCCGAGTGTGTCGAGAGGATATTTCGCGCGAAGATACTTCTCTTTTTTTATCAATAAATCTTTCTGTTCTTCAGTTAGCATATCAACCTCTCAATCTCGATGTAGATCCCCGGACGGTCTGCCCAAAACTTTTCAATAATCTCAGATGCCACCAAAGCATCGTCTTTCCAAAATCCAGCTTTTGTCATTTCATCTTTCAGCATCTTATTGAGATTGTCTGTGTCCGGTTTTGTTGTTTTATAGGTTCCGTCTTTGTGCTTTCCTCTTGGAAAGATCCATTTGACAAGCAATCTGATCGGACCGGTCATCGGTTCATCCGGAGCGAATTTTGAAACTGCATCATAAAGCTTTGCTCGCGCCATCTTCAGATCCTGATCTTCATACATATAGAAGGATCCATTTTTTCGTTTTCCAATTCTGTGCTCCTGTTGTGTCTTAGTCGGAGGCTCCATTGTCAAAAAGAAATGCATTGTCAAATTCCTTTCTCATTCCCTTTTCGTGCCGTGACGTAGGTGGTGTCAAAACGCCGCTTCTGCGTTTGACACACACCCGGCACCCGGTGGTTTTGCCAAAAACCTTTTAATAGGGTTTGGCGACATGTTGCCATTCCCTATAGGGTTTGCCGCCAAGTTGTCGCCGGCATTCCCTATAGGGTTTGTCAATGGCAAAATGTTGGCAAAAAATAAATGCGGTTTGGCAAAATTGTCACTCGTTCAAAATAATGAATCCGTTTTGAATCGTTGCGTCCGTTCCCTCTCCGATCCAGCGTCTGATAGACCGGTCTGAATATCCCTTATCAGTCTTGAAATATTCAACCGCATCTCCGATGGTCGGATGCATAGTTTTCTGTCCGTCCGGTTTAGGATCTATTTCTTTCCAATTTTCCACGAAGGACATCAGCCGCTCATATCGCTCATTTTTTTGATCAGCTTTCACTCTGTTTCCTCTTTTCGAGTTTGTCGCGCTGTCAGATCCGGACATTGGCTTTGCTTCTTTCAGATCTGTTCTGATCCTGTGAATCGGATATGCAAATTCAATGTCAATATCTTCTGGCGTTTGAAACTCTCTGAGCGTTGCAGAGATTCTCCATGCCGTATTCCCGGTTTCAAGGTTCACCTCTGCGTCTCTTGGATCAATCTGAATCATGTCCAGCAGCGCGTCAGGATCTCTTGCAAATACTCCGGACCCGGACGCTCTGTCCATTGAGAACTTTCCACCTTGCGCTCCTTTGCTGTGATGGTGACAGCAAATGATTGACGTCTGAAGTTTTGAGCAAATATGATCCAGATAATTGAAGAACCTTGCCATCTCGGAAGCGTTATTTTCGTCGCCTTCGTTGATCTTATAAAGCGGATCGAAGATAATGGCGTCATATTCTTTTCCAGATGCTCTGCGGATCAGTTTTGGTGCCAATTTATCAATGGATGTGTTTTCTCCTCTCAGGTTCCATACATCAAGCTGTTTTGTCTTTTTCTTCATTCCCATGCCTTGTTCTACATCAGCAATCCGATGAAAAAACGAGTCCTTATCCACTTCAAGATTGATATAGAGCACCTTTCCTTTTTTACATTGAAAACCCAGCCATTTTTCTCCGTTTGCGATGCTGATTGCCAATTCAATGAGCAGAAAGCTTTTTCCGGCCTTACTCGCTCCAGATATGAGCATTTTGTGTCCTTTTCTCAGGATTCCATCAATTAGGGCTGGAGCTAATGGCGGAAGCTCGTCAAGATCTGAATAGCTGACGATGTCCGGAAATGTATCTGTCGAGTCCTCGATATATTCGCGCCACTCATCAAAAGTGTTCATTCCGATCTTTTCTGCGATGATGAATTGTTTTTTTTCGCCACGAATCACTCCAGGCATTCTGGACAGTCTTGACGGATTTTTGTTTTGCGTGTCGATAGACAGGCCGTTCTTTTCGCAGATCTTATAGAGATAATCAACCTTTTCGCGATAGTCCTGTTCAGTGACCGCATCGATACGAACTATGGCATGAACAGACTTTCCGCCCGAATGCGTCATAATCGCGATAGGAAGCTTCAGCTCTTCCATAAGCGCCTTCTGCTTTTCTATTTCAAGATTGTCCGACTCCACAAGAGCGAACCTCAGATCCGTGACGTTTTCGTTTCTTACACCATTTCCGTCCAGTGGATTGAATCTGATCCATGCTCCGGCTGCTTTGTTGTAGTCTCCGACCACGTCCTCGATACTATTCGGATGCTTTTTTATTGCCTCAAGGATCTGCCTGGCTGTCATTCCATAAGCGCCTTTTGATGCTGGTTTCCATTTTTTTCTTTCATCATCAAAATCAGCATCTATGCAGAATCCAACGATTTCATCCGGTTTGTATAACGCCTGAATGAATCTCCGCAGCTCATCTACTCCGTTGAAGTCCTTTGGCTGTTCGATCAACGACGAAACATCCAACCAAGCAGAATCTTTGACCACAACATCTCCGTCATATTCGATCTCATCATCCCAATCAAATAGCCGAACCTCTTTCGTGGGATCATAACCGCTTTTGACTGCCATGTCGTAGATCGTGCCGCCAGTTACGATCTTTGAAGTGCTTTCCTTGAATGTCTCCCATTTCTTTTCGCAGTCTCCATCCTTATAACGACTATCTGCCCGGCTCCATGTGTCCCAGACGTTGCACGAATAGCCTTCGTGTTTTAGCGCCATACCAACATTTAGCCATTCCGAATAATTAAGCGAAGCCGGCGATATGTACTCTAAAAGCTTTATCAAGTCCATGCTATGCTTCTCCTACTCTGTGGAACATAATCTTCCGGAGAAAACGGAAGCTTCCACGTCTTCCACCCAACTGCTGCAATTCGGCTCATCATGGCGCTGGCTTCCTCGAACTTCCAATCATAAGTATTTTGAAAACCGAACTTCTTCAGCGCAGATGCCTGTCGTGGCGTACAAAGGCCGACGTTTCTTCTGGTCTGCAAGCGATCAATCAATTTGCAAGCTTTTCCTTTGCACATATCCGTTGCATCAATCTGCATACTTTCGAGATATTTGAGCTGTTTTTCTGTCGCCGGTTCCATTTCCCATCCGAAGCTTGGCACATAATCGATCAGCGCATCATCGCTAATAGAAAGCTCGAACTCCAGCGGATCAATCAGCTTCTTCTTTTTCCGACTCTTTTCCGCTTCTTCAAGCGCTTTCCGGAGAGATTCTTTTCTCTCTTCGATCACATTTGTCTCAGCTTCAAACAGATCTTCTTCCGAAACCTCTCCGTCTTGCGCTGCCTTCTCCAGCTTGTCCGTGATAGCATCCGCATCCTCTTTGTTTTTGCAAATAATATCCGCCGGATGTATCAGACTATGCCTTCCGGTCATCCATAAAAAATCAAGGATCAAGAGATTCTCTTTTCCCGGATAAAGCCGCGTTCCTCTGCCTACCATTTGACAATAAAGACTGCGTACTCTTGTAGGCCTGAGCACAACAATACAATCCACGATGGGACAATCCCAGCCTTCTGTCAGCAGCATGGAATTGCAAAGCACATTCAGCTTTCCATCTTCGAAGTCTTTCAACACTTCTTCGCGATTTTTGCTCTGTCCATTAACCTCTCCAGCTCGGAATCCTTTTCTATTCAAAATGTCTCTGAACTCCTGAGATATTGAGATTAGCGGAAGAAAAACGACCGTGTGCCTATCCTTGCATACCTTTGCCATCTCATCTGCTATGTCTTCAAGATACGGTTCCAATGCATTCCCAATGCTATCAGCCTGAAAATCGCCACAAGACACTTTAACAGCAGACAGATCAATATTGAGTGGCATGGTTTGCACGGCGATCTTGGAAAGATACCCTTCTTTTACTGCATCCCGGAGATTATATTCATATGCCAGGCTTTCAAAAAACTCACCAAGCTTCTTCATGTCGCCCCGATCTGGTGTTGCAGTCACTCCAAGCACCTTCGCTTTTGCAAAATGTCCAAGTACGTTCTGATAGCTCGGAGAAAGTGCATGATGCGCTTCGTCCACAATTACAGTCTTGTAGTAGTCTGTCGGGAACTGAGAAAGCCGCTTTTCTGTCATCATGGTTTGAACAGATCCCACTGTGATCGCTTCACTGCTGCCTATGCTGGTGTTCTCAGCTTTTTCAAGTGCGCAAGGCAGTCCATGCATTTTCATGATCTTATCAGCCGCTTGTGAAAGAAGCTCTTCGCGATGTGCCAGAATAAGCACTCGACCGCTTTCTGCTTTTTTCTTTGCGATGTCACCGAAAACTACTGTCTTCCCGCATCCGGTAGGAAGGACAAGAAGAGTCTTGTCCTTGTCCTCCCACTCCTTCAGGATGGCTTTTTCCGCTTCGATTTGATACGGCCTCAGCTCCATATATCCTCACCACCTTCGACCGGATCAATGTAGCGATCTACATTATTGAAAAACGTTCCTTCCTTATTTCCAGGAGTTTTTGTGATGTGCGCTTTCCCATTCAGACCTATCGTCTCTTGCCACTTCATTTTCAGGCGCTCACCATGCTTCTTCAGCCCGACACTCCGGAAGAATGCAGAGATCTTCCACTCCATCGTCTGTGCCATCGGAAAACGGTCTGTGATATAGCAATCACCATCTTCCGTGCTGACCTTCATTGTGATGTTCGCCTGGTTGCACGCCGGAGTCTTTGCATTTGCGCTTGGCGTATAATGCCCGCGCTCGAACTTTGTCACCTCAAATTCATAGTCCCCTTCTTCCAGGATCACAAATGATCTGTCCTCTCCGTCAAATTCAATCTCATCGTCCCAATCTAACAGTTTTACTTCTTCAGCCATTTTTGTTTCCTCCTTTTATCCTTTGAATGGTATTTCTAAATTATTGAGATCCAATTTCTTTGCATACTTCTTGAAGCCTTCCCATTGACCAATCAGGTTCTTTTCTATAAACGCCGGATCATAGTCTTCAATCTTGGTATCTGAGAAGTATGCTCCCTTCATTGCGACCGCCATTGTCAGCCGTTCTTCATCGATTTCATCTTTTGCCATCAACTCACGAAGCTTATCGAAGATTGTCTGTTCCTTCGTCTGTTCTGTCTTCGGTTTTGCCTTCTTTGTATCAGGCTTCTGGATGTTCTTTTCGATGATTGCCTTAATTTCTCCGTAGTCAAAATTGACGCAATCCGCAAGTCCGTCCCTGTTCTTTGCGTCCCAGCATGGATTGTGAGTGGTGTACATAACACGTTTCCCGCCTTGCGCTTTTTTGCTTTTGGTCTTGTCATCTTCGATCACATAGGTCTTGTAGTTTGCAAAAAGCACCATATCCGCCCATTCTTTGAGCATCGGAGCGACTTGTCTTGTCAGCTTCATTTCCCATCTGTCATACGCTCCCATTTCATCAGGCTGTTCAAATTTCCTCATTTTTGCATGAGCCGTGCAGACCACATTGATTCCGGCATCGATAACGGCATCCAGCCGATCAAGAAGATTTTTGAAATTTTCTTGGAGATATGTATAACCTTTCCCATATCCAAAATCTTCTATTCCGTTCACGCTTCCCTTCTCGCATGTATATTTGATGCAAAGAAGCTCCGCCCAGTCAGCTGTATCGATAATGAGCGTTTTGCAGCAGTCCGGATTTTTCGCCACATAGTCAACAGCCTCAAGTATGTCTTTCCACTTCTTCGGAGCGTCAAATCTCTTTACGTCAAGACTCTTTGTGCTTCCTTCTGTGTCGATGAATACCGGCTCAGGGAACTTGCTGGAAAAAGTGCTTTTTCCAATTCCTTCCGGGCCGTACAACACGACCTTTTTCGCGCCTGGTATGATCCCACTTGTGATGTTCATTTTTCTTTCCTCCTTTCCTATTTGATTACAATGTGTTTCCCTCTTGGCTCCAGCTCTGCAAATGATAATGTCGCCCCGCTTTCGAGCGCTTTGCGGATTTTGTCTTTATCCGGCTGAAGAACCACCATTCTGTAATTGTCTGGCACTTCCTCCTCGCGCAGATTCATCTTCAACTTTCCGCCGTTGTTCTGGATCTTGATTGTGAAGTTGCCCGCCGCGATTTCCTTTTTGTCCAATTCTGTCATAGCGTAGAGCAGTCTTGCCTTCATGCGCTTCACGGCGTTGTCCCGCATTTCTTTTTGCTCCTTGAAGTGCTTCTCCAGCTCTTCGGCCTTGTCCGCCTCCATTTCAAGCTGTTGGATCACGGCGACATAGTTGGCGCTTTTCGCTTCCAGATCACCAGTCAATGCTTCCAGCGTATCTTCGAAGATCTGCGAATCCGGATCACTGGTTGCAATCTCGTATAAATCTTTGAACTCATTCACAATGTCAAACAGACTCCCCATCGTTGTTTTCCTCCTTTTCTTCCTCTGTGGTTTCCCGATACTTTGCTTCATATGCTTCGATTGCCTTTTTGATCTCTGCGAAGGCTGCCATCTTCTCTGTGTAGCCGACGATCATCTTCACTTCGTCCGTCCGGAGCGAATAGGATCTGCTTCCACAGGACTCTGCGTATTCCTTGTCCTCGTTCTCGATGTAGTCGCATAATCTCTCCAGCCTCTCTTCTGCGATTGCCACCCGCTCACACAGGTCGCGGTATTCATCTGTTTCAACTACGGTGCAATATTCCATCTTGTGTTCCTCCTTGTGTTCTGTTAAAATTTAGACATAGCGCTGGCACTTATCCTCGAAAACCCTAATAACCGAGTGTCGGCGCTTCCTCTTTTATTCGATTCAGCTCGTCCTGAATGATCATCCTCTCCCGATCATCCATTCCCCTGATCAGCGCCCTTATGCGTGAATCCGATTCCGGGCAACAGAACTGCAATTTGTTCTCCGGGATCTCGATCGGAAAATACCGCTTCGCGACTGATTCGCTTCTTGGTCGCATATAGACCATCCAAACACACCCCCTTTCTGATCATGATTTCTTCAATCTCTGCCCACGTTGGCAAGCCGCTCTTCCTCCCTTCTTAATAATTCAGCAAAATCATCCTTCGCCGTCGATGATCTGGATGTAGATCTTGCGCTCGCCGTACTGAATTGCCTCTTGCCTGTCCTCGATGAAAATGTCAACGGTTTCACCGGTCTGAATTGTTCCCTTTCCGGGAACATTGATGCTTGCCACTCCATAGCCTGTGTCCTCCACTTCCCTGTAGCCGATAAACTCGCCAATCGTGCCGTCGTCATTCATTTCATAAAGTGCTGCGACGCAGCCGATCCACTCCGTTTTACCCGCCAGCGTTCTTCCCTCGACTGTTGGCCGTCCGGAGTATGTAGGATTTCCCGCTGGGTTCGCGTAGGCTGTGGAATTTACAACAAACGGCTCATCGCACGCTTCCACCGTCGCCGCGATCCCGACGATCCCCAGCACGATGATCGCGAAGATTGTAACCATATAATCGAGAACCTTATTCATGTTCATACTGCTGCCTCCTGACTTTTTTCATGGATTCTGGTTGCTACATCCGGAATGAAGTATTTTCTGCCAATTCTGGGAAGCCCAAGCAAGTATGCGTTCTTCACTCTGGTATGATTTGCGATTCCCAGATACCGACACAGCTCCACGTTCGATATGAAACTCGCACCATCGACAGAGTGCATCATGCTCCGGATCAGTTCCTGTCGTTCCATTTGTTCACCTCCTACCCCAGAACGCTCATCACGTCCTTGATCATCGCCGTGCCGGAATCCATTGCCACGTTGATCCTTCTGCCGTAGCCGCTTTCATATTTGGCAAACACGGTTTCGCTCTGCGGCTCATAGGTAAGCTCCTCCAGATCGTAGAGGCTTCGCGTCAGTCGTAAGGTTTGCAGCAGTGCGTCCAGGATCTTCTGTTTGTCTTCCATTTCATTTCCTCCCGATTCATTTTGATTTAATCAATGGATAAAAAAATATTATCCATTGAGATTCCGGAATGCTGGCTGATCTTTCTCAACTGTGTCAGAGTTGGCTCTGATTTGCCGGCCTCCCAATTAGAGACAGTGCTTGGTGATACGCCGATTAAATCAGCCCATTCGACTTGTGTCTTGCCCGCATTGATTCGGCACGCCTCTAGTGTGACCTTTGTTTTCTGATCCATGTTCTCCCTCCTTCCTGTTCATTTATTTTGAATCACATATTTCATTGTATTCATTTTGATTTAATTGTCAACTGAAAATTCATAAATATTTATGAATCGTTTGCAAATAATTGAAAATGGTGCTATTTTATATGTACAAGAGGGAGGAGGGAACCCAATGGAATATAGCGATCTGGAACAGAAAAGAATTTTCGCAGAGAACTTAAAATATTATGTAGAGAGATCCGGAAAAGATCAGAAGGACATTGCGTATGATCTTCAGGTCAATCCGCCTACATTCAGCCAATGGGCAACCGGAAAAGCAATCCCATCGGTGAGTATGTTGAAAAAGATTGCAGATTATTTCAACGCGCAACTCACTGATCTGGTAGATCCGCACGAAACACATGACTATTATCTCGATCCAGAGACCGCCAAGATCGCACAGGAAGTATTCGAGAACCCGGACACGCGGATGCTATTCGATGCCGCGCGAGATTGCCGGCCTGAGGATATAAGAATGGCCGCCGAAATGCTAAAAAGATTTAAGGAGACGAACCCAGATGGATGATGTCTATGTCTACCTGGCACACTTGCCGCCAGGCATCAACGAATTTATAACAGAATGCCCAGATGGTGGATATACCGTTTATATTGAGGAGAGTCTAGCACATGAGGAGATGCAGCAGTCCTACATCCACGCACTGGAGCACATAAAGCGATATGATTTTCAGAAACACGATGTTCAGGTGGTTGAGTGCGAAGCGCACAGGAAGGAGCGGAATCTATGAAAAAAGTAATTACAGTTTTAATGATCTTCACGCTGCTATGCGTATGCGGATGCGGCAGCAGTGCACCAAAACTCACATCAGAATCAACTCCGGAGGAGATTTTCACAGAGTCCACGTCTGGTTTTGATGAAGTTGTGATCAATGACAATGGAAACGGAAAACTCACTGTCAATTTTCATCTAAAAGAAAATTACAATAACGAAACGTCCACGATGAGTGTAATCTTGACGCATTACGTGAGATTTCTCGAAAATCTGTTTGAATACAGCGATTTTACAGATGTCACATCAAACATTTTTATAGATACAAATCAAGGAAAAATGAATACAATGACCTTTGAAGTTAAAGAGACCGATTTCGACCCTGAAAAGCTCAGAAAAGCAGATGATGTACTCGGAACATTTGAAGATCAGTGCGCAACTTACATCATCAAACCATTCTTTGAAAAGAACATAAACCGCGCAGGAGTATATTGCTCATGAAAAGATATCCATACCGCACAGAATTCACATTCGACGGCAAGAAATACACCATCTATGCCAACACCGAGCGCGAACTGATCGAGAAAAAGACGAACAAACTGCGTGATCTGAAGGAAGGCAAGGTCACCGTCGGGGAGAATATGCCAGTGAAGGCGTGGGCCCAGATGGCATTCGATACTTATAAGCATGGCATTAAAACGGAAACGCGCAAAAACATCGACTACCGCATGGAAAAGCACGTTTATTCCGTCATCGGAATGATGCCGATCAGATCCGTGCGCCCGATCCAGCTTCAGACAATCCTGAATAATGCATCCGAGTGCTCTGCTTGGACGATCGACAAGCTCATGCAGGAGATCCGCTTTATTTTCTCGACCGCACAGAAAAACAAGATCATCATCGAGAACCCGGCAGAGGATCTGGCAAAGCCGACCGGCAAGCGCAAGGGATCGCGTCGGAGCATCACAGAAAATGAGAAAAAGCATTTCCTTGCCGTCTGCGATCAGGAGCCGCGCTTTCGTCTGTTCCTGCTCATGTATAACTGCGGCTGTCGTCCAGCAGAAGCGATCAAAGCGATCGGGAAGGACATCGTCACGATCGACGGCATCCACCAGCTGCACATACGCGGCACGAAAAGCATCAATGCGGATCGTTTTGTGCCCCTTCCTGACGATTTCTACGAACAGATCAAGAACACCCCGCCTTTTGCTCCGATCGCCCCAAACAGGGCAGGAGAAACGCACACAGCGGACACATACAAGCGACTGCGCGAAGCACTTTACCGCGCCATGAATATCAGCATGGGATGCAGGATCTTCCGAAACGCTCTGATTCCACCTCTGCCGCTTGCAGATGATTTTGAGCCGTATTGCCTCCGGCACACATACTGTACCGAACTCGCGAAGAGTGGAGTGGATGTTCGCACTGCGCAGAAATTGATGGGACATTCATCCATCCAGATCACCGCCGATATTTACACCCACGTTGACCAATCTGACATCGCAAAAGCCAGCCAACAGATCAACGATTTCCGGGCTGCGCAGGAGATGGCAAAAAATACCCAGACGTGACCCACGCCGTGACCCCACCCGCAAACCCGCATGGTTGAGCCATTCGCCTAGTGCTTGGTAAGGATGAGGTCACCGGTTCAATTCCGGTTAGCAGCTTAAAAAATAAAAACCCGCAAACGCCCATACGCCAAGGCTTTGCGGGATTTTTATTTTTTGCTAAAACAAACGTCCGTTCACGAACAAATGTGCGTTTTTGTACGTTTGGGGACAGTCAAAGCCGTGACCCTCGACGTGACCTTTTGAGAATGGTTCTCAATTTCAGCAATAAAAAATGACGGCAAAACCACCCAGATATATCTGAGTGATCCTGCCGCCCTGCGTAAAAGGAGAAGAACCTTTTGCAAAACGCTTGCGCGTAATTGCTATATTTTGCTATTGATCCCGCGAGCGATAAAATCCATCACGTAATCATTCGGATGCAGCGCGACTGAAATGTTATTGATCGCGTGCCACTGGAAATCCCATCCAGCCACCAGCTCACCGATATAGGAAAGCCCTGCCGGATTATTCATGATCGCCGACGTGTCAACGTATGCAATATCATAGCCGGCATACTTGCATATGTGATAGGCATACTGCTTGTAATATTCCACGCTGGGATCGCACCATGTCGTTGTGATTGTGCCGACCAACACGATCTTCGATCCTGGACTCTTCCATTTTACATAATTGATCAGATAAACATAATCAAATAGGAAGTTGCCCAGCTCGGTGCAGTTTTCGCCCAACTCGATCACCACGACATCCGGCTGAGTTGCCAGATAAGGATCAAGGACAGGGCATTGATCTGCTCTGCTCCACACGTTCCGCTCCCATCCGACCATGCTGACCGGTTCGACTGTCACGTTTGAGTGCTTCTGCGATAGATACGCTTTGAGCAAATGCACATAATCCGTGTTGACGGTGGTTGCCGCCATTCCCCAATCGCCCCACCAAAAATCGGGAATCATAGGATGCTTTGTGATGGAGTTGCCAATACATAGCACAGAATAGGAGCTTGTGTCCTTCGATGCCGCCGGGACCGTCTCAACTCCCGCAGAAATGAAAAGAACTGCTGCCATTAAAAAACCAATAATTTTCTTCATACTATGATCGCCTGGAATCCTTTCTGCATCAGCCGCGTCTTTAAGGCCTCCGCGTTTGCTCGGATGGAATAAGCACCGCACTGCACCTTGTAATAGCCATCCATTTCTTTGATGAAGTTATCGAATCCAGCCTTTCGCAGTTTATTCTGCATCAAAACCGCGTTTGCTTTGATCTTATATGCTCCGACCTGAACACGATACAACGATTCAGAACTTGGAACGGTATCTGCTGGCACACTCGATCCAAGTTTAAGGAGAAATTCGTCGCGCCATTTTCCGTAGTTCATCCAGTAGGCCGGGCAGTGCTTTCCGGTCACATCAAAATGCCGGATCACATGATCAAGCGCAATACCGTATTTTTCCATGAGGCTTCGCGTCAGAATCAGCGCATTGTTGATGGTCGCCTGAGTCGGATAGATCGTGCCGTCCTTGACCGTGTCGCACAACTCAATAGAGATTGTGTTCTGGTTCTTTGCGATACCATAAAGACTCCCACCGCCTGTCTGCGCACAATCGGTGTACTTCTTCCCGCCTACTGACCATGCTACATAGTCATCAGGTACGCTCTGAGTCACACTATCATCATCTACGAAATAATGCGCTGACGCCTTCACGATATTGTTTTTGAAGTAATTGCCGTTTCCCTCATCGGTATCACCATCATTTGCCGTGTAATGGAGGGCGATGTACCCGATGTCTGAAATAGGACGCTTACTTCCGTAGTTCCCTTTCGCCGCATAGTTGGTCTTGTACTCAATGATCTTCGGATCATACGCCGTCAGATTGTAGTCCACAATCCGCTTGTAGACGTTTTCGACATATTTCAAGGATGTCGCATATCCATCCGCCCGGATCACTTCGAGATACTTGTGCGGATCTGTGATCCCCTTGAGATTGTCGTAGTTGTGCGTTGGACTGTTCATCAAGAATTCAAAATAGCCTTTGATGCCATCCTCCACCGACGCAAACGCACACCACTGGCAGATGATGGGATAATAACTGCCATCCGGTCTCTGCTCTGATGACTGTGAATAGAATGGAGCATATGAACTCGGCACCCTACCAGCATAGTACTTGATCCCGAAGAAATTGTTGTACCGCGCTTTGTCCGTCGTGCCCCATCCACTCTCTAAAATCGCCTGTGCGATGATCGGAGAGCATACCTTGATCCCGAATTGTGGAGCGTATTTCTGCACCAGCGGCGCGATCTTATTGATAAAAGCCTGTTGCTGATCCGTCATCCTTTGATCTCCTTGTTATATTGATATGAGGACACGCCGATCAGCGCACCCAAACACAGAGCGACTGCATTGATGGTCAATGTGATCTTGTCCGCATCAGGCCATTCCCAGATCTGTCCCAGCGATGAGATCAGAACCGCAACTGCGGGCATGGCGATGATTGCCACCCACTTCAGCACGTCATAAATCTTACTGTTTAACATAACTTTTCTCCTCTCTTACATCGGAAGTCCGATGGTCTGCCCGACGACCACCAAGAGCGCACCCGTGAGCGCAGAAAACAGCAGCCAAAGGAACTTTTTCCAATTAGCGGCCGGCTCTTTCTCGATAACCTCCAGCCGCTCTCCCTGCTTTGACAGCTCCTTCGTCATTACTTCGATGCTGATCGCGATCCGTTGCACGCTTGTGTTCAGATCCTGGATCTGCCGGTACCGCTCTTCGAGTCCGTCAAGCCTCTTGTCCTGACGTGCCTGGTGTTCGTCCACACGCTTGGCAAACTCCTCATGCACGTCTTCTTTCAGGTATCTTTCTTCCATCTCAATCCTCCGGAATAGGCTCGCCGAAAAGTTCCTCATAGGTCTCGCGGACAAGATCCTGAGACTCCTCCGGAACGTCGTCGATGGTTTTCTCGCCCTTATAGATCAGTCTTGCCCAGATCTTCGCTTTGCTTTTACTCATGATGGTGTCCTCCTTTACTCTTCAACCAATACGTCCTGAATCTCTGTGATCTCTTCCTCATGCGTTGCCAGCTGATCCTGAATCTTCTCGATGTCGGTCTGCTCGCGAGTAGTGAATACGGCAGTCACGTTCCCGCTCATGTCAGAAGATGCGGACACACCGACCGGAATGATCTTTTCGTATTCCACATCATCGAGAGAGCATTTCCCGAGATTCTCAGGAGTGAGATTCACGCGGACCGAATCAACCCCGCCGTAGTTTGAATACACGCCCACAAGATTGTAGATCGTGCTGGTGTCGGTGAAGGGGATCACGGTTCCATCTTTCAGTTTCAGATTTTTCATTTTTCTTTTTCCTCCTTAAATTTTTGTAATAAAAAACCGCGCATTTTCGCGCGGATGAGAACGTTATTTTGTTTTTGATTTCCTCCGGTTTAACTCAATTAAACAGCAGTTT